TCAGGTAATAAGCACGAGATAAGTCCTGAGTTAAGGCAAAAAATAGAGTTGGCAGACCTTCCTGAAATAGTTTTTCTTTGCGCTGCCCTACGTGAATACTACGATTTAGATCAAAACCTGGTTGACGAACTTCTACCTCAAGCGCACCAACTGGAGTGTCTGATCGAAAGCAGATTAAGTCAACTCCATAGCGATTAGGGTTCTCTTTAACTTTTAAACCCCATTTCATCTGCGCCCAATCCGTTACTGCTTTACGAGCTGGGGCATCATAAATGTTATGAAGCTCTTGGCTAAAAGGCTTAAGCATATCGCCCAATAGTTAACCAGAATCCATAACCAAATATAGCTACAAACGCTAATGCCCCTAAAACAGCTCCTAAAAGCCCGTATTCGCTTTCTTTTGGTCTAGTAATAGCAGAGCAATACTCAGCATCTTTTATCGCTTCTGAGAGCGTTTTAGGGCTTTTTAGGTATCTTTGATAGTTGTTAACAAAGTGTTCATAGCTCATTTTTTACTCCCCAATAAATAACCAGCAAGAAAACCAAATCCAGCAAAAACAAACATAAGAATTATTACGCTTGGGCTTATCATTTCTCTTGTGCCTCCCAGTTAATGCAACCAAATTTAGGGCCAACATGAACTCCAGCACTATATCCTTCGTAATCCCAAGGAATTGCTCTGTTAATTAATATTGGTGCGCCATAAGCCATCAAAGCGCATTTACCATCATATTCATAACCTTTTGGTTCATAAGAATTTGGCGGAGTGTAATAAATGCATTTGTCGCAAGTATTCATTTTTTTGTGCCTTTCTTAGTATTGCTCTAGCAAAATTAATAGGGTCTAAATCAGGGTTATGCCAAGCAGTAGCGCCAACTAAAGATTGATTTGCAATTTCTAATATTTCATCATTTGTTAGTGTTTTTGCTGGATGGGTATAGAGTAAATTCCAAACCATATAGCCATCGTCTTCCCCTTTAACTAAAGAAAGCTGGTCATCGCCGCTTCTAATCCACGCTACTGGTTCATTGTTCATTTGCAGTTCTTTCTTAATCGTTTAGTTTTATCTTCGTTATCACTAAAGTATTTACAATCCTTACCTTCTCTAGGACTATTTACAAAATAAGACTGATATTCTGGTGTTGCCCTAGCAGTAAAGCGATAACACCTTTCACGTTTCTTGCAAGCCTCGTCACGGCACATTGTTATATCAGCCATTATCTTGTGCCTTTCTTAGTATTGCTCTAGCAAAAATAATGTTTTGTTCACCTGTGTCTGTTTCCATTCCACACCAAATTTCAATTATTTCATCATCTGTTAGTGTCTTTGGCTCATAAGATTCATTTAATTGGTCGTTCCAAAATCTAATAACTTCTGTTTCACTATCAGGTAAACGCACATCAACAAAACAATTATCTTTACCCCAATATGCTTTTGTTTCCTTCATTTCTCTTGTCCATTTCCAATAAGCAATTCATCTCTACACTTAATAAAGTATTCATGCTGGCAAAAGTCATAACCGCAACCAGTCAACCAAATAGCAAAGTCTTTCAACGCCTCTATTTCAGCTTGTTGCTCTACTACTTTTGCATAAAGTTTGTCGTGATTAACAAGTAAAGAATAGTATTCAGCTTGTTGCTGGCGTAGCATGGTGGCTGCTTGTTCTCTTGTGCCACCTTCCCAATGACCTTGCTCTAATTTATCAGCTAGTTTATATGCGTTCACTTGTTTTTGCTCCATCCGTTGCATTTAGCTAAAAACTCTATAGCTCTATCAAACTGCTCTTGCATATATTCAATATCATCTGCTTGTTTTCTAAGCAAAGTAGCTGCGTCTTGGACACAAACCAAATCGGTCATATTGTCAGCTATTGCTCTTTGCAGTTCTTCAGCTAATTTATAAGCGTTCATTTTGAGTCTCTCGCTGTAGTTTTCCATAGGGTTTCCATAACCTCTACTGCACCCATTGCTAATAACTCATGCTTGTAAAAATACCGAGCTGGATATTCGCTACGACCAAATTGGTTAACAATCTTGATGCAAGGAGCTACATAGACGCCAGGCTTAACATAATGAGGAATATGTAATATTCCGCCCATTTTGTAACACTTGTATTGTGCAAAGTCTGGGCTTTCAAATTCGTGTATCTGTTCCATTTAAAACCCCAATCCAAACATTGCGCCCAAGACAATACCAAGCAGTATTACGCCTACCCATTCAATAATTGCTGTTTTCATAATTCCCCCTAAGTTAAAAAAACAGGACAAGCTGCTTAGTCGTACACCCTCGGCTTATTGAGCTGAAGTATGCTTGCCCCGTGTAAAAAGTATCAGATCGAGCCTCTTAGATTTCCGTATGGAGAGGTACTTTGCTGAATAACGCCCGACCTGATGTAGAAACTATAATTTAAAAAACCACAAAAAAACCATCTTGTGCAAAATATATTTTATGTGTTGCTTTTAGGCAACATTAAGGTGGGGCTGAGACCTCACGGAAGGAATTTTGGCGGGGGATCACCAACCCAGCCCCAATGAATATTATACGACCAATCCGCTTTTTATTTGGTAATAGCGCAAAAGGTGGAAAAAGCACTTTAGGCCTTTCTGCAAGTCCATTTCCTCAATCTCGCAGACTTTGACTTCATTAGTCAATCCGTTGACAAAGACAATAGCGCACCTAGCGTCTGAAAGCCCCAAGAGTTCTCGGTAGGCAGCCAATTGTAGTATATGATCCTCGTATGGAACGACCTTTTCCAAAGGGACTTCTTTTGTCTTAAAATCTGCAACTACGGGGACTATGCCCTTAACTTTATCGCCTTTAGCGTGTAAGTCCACTTTGCCAGCAAATCCTAGCTCATGGCTACCAGACTTTTCAGTAACCCATAAACGACTGCCAAATTGGGCTTTTAAGGCGTTTTCTGCGTTACGGCAATAGTCAGGTATTTCTGGTAATAAAATTTGGCTAAAAAAGGCTTCTAGCACCCCGTGTATCTGCGTTCCACGATCGGCTGCATCTCTACCTTGAGCCTTAGAGTCGTTGAGAACTCGGTCTAAGTAATCTTCCTCAGACTCGCCCTCATTGCGTGGTAGCGTTAGGGCTGCAAGGATAGCCTGCTGCTGAAGCCAGTTCTGCAGTCCTGGCTTTGCCGCCACACCGAGAATGGTAGTAACGCTCGGTAAAAGGCCCAGCTTCTTTGCATCTCGCAAAGTGGTGTTTCGCATCCCTTTGCCATCGGATCGCTCAATGGTATAAGCTGGCTCTCCGTCTTTGGTGTACCAATGACCTGACTCACTCTTTTGTTCCTGCATTTTTCCTTCTCCCCCGTTTTGGTTTTACTTCATCCGTGTTTATATCATATACAACTTCAGTCAATACCTCAGCTTGATGAGCTGGTACTACTACGGCTTCATATTCTGTCGGCATTTCTTGACCGCACCAATCTTGTGGCAACTTATTAACCACGATAGGATTGAGCTTACAAGCCCCCATCATATCGTTTTGGTTAAATACAAAAAACTTACATACTCGGCAAGTCATTTAATTCCTTGTGCATAGTTAATGATACGCTCTGAATCATAATAGTTATCGCACATATCGGCAGCAACGTGCAGAACCGCTTTAATAACAGACAACAAATCTTCAGGTTTAAAGCTAATGAGTTGTTGTTCTTCATCTACGCCAACTGGTTGCCAGCTTAACTTGGAACTTTCGGTAATAAGACTTTTAATTTGGTTCTGCATGGTGTTCTCCTTTAGAACGGAACGTCATCATCTATAAACGGATCAGCTTTTGGCATCTCGTCTGACCCTGCTGGTTTAAACCCTTGTGGGGCTTTTTCTTTGCCGATTGATACGCTAAGAAACTTTGATCCTTTAGCAGAAGTCTTAGTCCAGGCAGACAAGTAATGCTCTTTGCCGTTGACCATAATTGTTCCAGTAAAGTCAGGATGGTTATCTGAAGCCTTACGCTCGTTCTTGAAAAGACTTCCTGATCCTTCTTTTGGTGTATATGTCATGCTATTTCCCCTTATAAAATATCTTCTGCTACAGATTTCATTGATGAACTTGATTTAACTTGTTTTGGCATAGATGCTGCGTTTGCATCATCATCAGCTTGGACAACTCCAATAAAAGCAGCAAGCGCATATCTACGCATATAGGTCAATGCAGAGCCAGCACCTTGTGGGTCTGGTTTCATAACAGGCACAGACATTTCTTGCTCAATCCATTCGCCTGATATGTGGCAAAGTTTTGTTATAAGCCACATCCGCCCTTCAAAGTAATTGCCAGGCATCTGAATAACGCAGAGGCCGTTTTCAGCCAATAGACTGCGACAAGCATCCCACACAGACTCAAGATCAGCATACTTAGATTTGAAAAACGGATTTGATGAATCTTTTTTTGCATGGCTAAGTTTCCCCTGAACAATAGACAAGGCTTTTGCTAAATTAGCAATTGATTCAGATTGCATGATTTCCCCCAAAAACATTACCAAAATCTTCAAACACAGATTGCAATAGATTATTACGCTTGTTGTTTGGCTTTCCACAAGCTGCACGAATAACATCCACATCGTCTTGCGACAATTCTGTGCCGTATTCCATGTTGTCTAACGCTAATTCCAAGCGTTGCTCCATTTCGGTCATAACTTGATACAACTCATCCATTTAAATTCCCCTTAAATGACATAGCGAAGTTGCTATACCTCAGATTGTAAGCAATTTGATATGCTTGTCAATACCTTTGCAAAAATAAATAGTTATGGTGTAAGATTCTTGATATGAAGCTAAAAATCACAGATTCGGCAATAATTGATCTGCTTGGGGGTACTACAAAAGTAGCAAAATTGGTAGGAATTTCCCCTCATGCGGTATCAATGTGGCGAAAAAACAACATTCCAGCAGCACATTTTGCAGTATTAGGCGCAACTCTTGAGAAAGAGTCGCATGGTTTAATAACACGCAAGGATTTGTTTCCTAATTCCTGGCATTTAATTTGGCCTGAGTTGCAAAAATAAAAACTTGTTATATGATGTATCTGTTCTTAGTTGGGGATTCACTACCACCAGCGACTAAGACGTAAGTGCTACTGGGGGATAAAGGATGTAAAAGCACACAAATCGGTGGCGAAGATAGTGCCGATTCCTTGAACGACTGTCGGGTTCTGTGGCTCCAGATGGGCAGAATTGAAGGCGAACTTAGGTGGGCTAGGTTCGCTCACCAGAAGGGCATAGAGGGTTTTATATATACTTTAAGTGTTTTTGTATAATAACTAGGGGGAACTATGATTGAAGATATGGTAAGTGCTAAAGAGTTTGTTAATGCCGACACTCAAACACGGGAATCTATGCTAATTGATATGCTTAGAGTAGCCGACATGGAGATAAAATCTTTGCGTGAACAGCTTATGTTTGCTAGGCGTGAGCTAGAAGCCAACAAACAACTTATCCACGCACTTGGCCCTGCTGCGTTTAGTGGACAACACTAATGGAAATTTTAATCAAGAAAATTAAAGAAAATAAAGATGGGTCGGCCGAAGTCCATGTGCATTACGATAAAGAAGGATTACACTTTCTTGTGCAACAAGGAATGACCTGCACTTTGGTAGAAGCTATAATGATGGAACGTAACGGGGAGATGTTTCATGTTTCAAGCGTTTTGGACACTATATCCAAGAAAAGTAGCAAAAAGAACAGCGCAGTCAAGTTGGAATCGGTTAAGCGAGTTAGAGCAAAAAGAAGCTCTTGATGC